GGATCAGTCAGCGCTTCGCATCGACAAGGCTGATGCGCGTCACTGCACTGTACTAAAGCAGTTCACACGTCAGTCGTTTGAGAGCGAATATCCAGAGTACACCGTCTCGAGCGCATACACACCTGAGACTCGCATCTTCGGGGCCAACGCACTACGCAACAACGCCTCATCTGTAGAGATTTTCTACGTAGCGACGCGATACGAAGTGAAGAAGGTCAGAACTACGGTTTATATATTCAACAACCTGTCTACCGAAAAGGTAGAAACTTACAGCGAGGACGACTATAGCCTCGTTAAGGATGAGTTGGCCGCTGACGAGACTCGCATCTTCGTACGTAAGCGTAAGATTTCACACCAAGTTTGTGAGCGAACAGTGTTCTCCGGTGAGGACATCCTCGACGAGACGCGTCGCATCGCAGGTAAGTACATCCCAGTCGTATCCATGTACGGGTATCGTGCATATGTTGACGGCACAGAGCGTTATCGTGGTATCGTGCGTAAGCTCAAAGACCCGCAGCGTCTGTATAACGTTCAGGTAAGCCAGTTGGCAGAGAACTCAGCATCTAACGGTCAGGAAGTTCCTGTATTCTTGCGTGAGCAGGTTCAGAACCCACATATCGCAAACTCATGGGCCGACAAGAACAACGTTCCCTACCTTGTGGTCGATCCTGCATACGACAATGACGGAACCATTATCGCCACGGGTCCAGTAGGATTCAACAAGCCCGGAATGCTTGATCAAAGCACAACCGCACTGCTTACTATCGTTCCAAATCACATCCGTGAGTCGTCTGGCTTCGAGGTTGGCGAGGCGATCAACAAGGAAACTAGCGGTAAGGCTATGAACGCCCTGATCAAGCGTGAGAACATGAACACTCAGGTCATTAACGACAATATCTCTAGCTCCATCCAGTGGTCGGGCGAGATTTATCAGTCAATGGCACAGGAAGTCTACACTACTAAGCGCATGATGCGCACATTGCAGCGTGACGGAACTGACGGCACAGAGATGATGCTTAGCTCAGTCATGGACACACAGACTGGCGAAATGGTCGAGAGCAATGACCTGCGCGGAAAGAAGTTCAAGGCGTACGCCGACGTCGGACCTCAGTATGAGAGTGTTCGCGAGCAGACCGTTGAGGATATGAAGGGTCTTCTTGAGATACTCCCTGCAGTTCCTGGTGGGGAAGAATACGTCCCGATCGCACTTTCGGTAATGATGGATAACATCTCTGGAACGGGCCTTACGCCACTCAAGGAGTTCAATCGTCGCAAAATGCTCAGCCTGGGCATCGTCGATCCTCGCTCTGATGAGGAAGAGGCATTCCTGGCACAAATGCAGCAGCAATCCAGCCAGCCTGATCCACAACAGGAGCTAATGAAGGCCGCGGCAGAACAGCAGCACGCAGAGGCACGTAACCTCGATGCAGCGAGCGCTGAGAAGGTAGCGAGCACTGGACTTAAGGAGGCGCAGACAGCCAAGACCCTAGCCTCCATAGGTCAGGACGAGAAGAAGCTGGAAACTGATGAAATGAAGGCATTCGCTGATATTCGTCAGAAGTCTCGCGAGCTACTTGCTAAACTTCCAATCGGTCGTGATGGTGTCCCTGGATAAATGAGATAGCACCGGGTGTCGGCATAATCCATCACCCGGTGCGCCAAAACTTCACAAATTGTTACTAAAAACTGTTGCGCTAACTTTTGGTGTGTTATAGTATAACAACACAGGCGACGTGATAAGCCTTTAAGCACGGTACTATATACTCAAACCATTCATGAGGTAAAAAATGGGCGAAGATAAAGCTGTAACTGATCCTGTCGAAGTTTCTACGATTGTTGAAGTTGATACTAAAACTGAAGTTCTCGAAGTTGTGCCGGTAAATACCGACGAGCTCGAAGGCGCCGAAGTAAAGGTTGAAGACAACGACGGAAACGAGATTTTCTTAGACGGTGATGAGGGTTCGCAACCCAAAGTAGACGAACAACACGGTATACGGAAACGTATCAACAAGTTGAACGCAAAGGTTGCTGTAGCAGCAGCCGGACAAGATGAGTCGAACGCCGCACTGGAAGTCGAACGTGAACGCAATAAGTTGTTGCAACTAGCATTAGACCAACGTAACGGAACTACGGCTGTAGAAGGTCCGCCAAACCCAGACGACTTCGATGATGGTCACGTTGACCCAAAATACACTAAGGCTTTTTCTGCATACATCCAGAAAGACATCATTGCATCATCTGAGGCTACACAACGCGAGAATCAGGCAACTTCCGCTGCTAGCTCCGAACTGGAGACACGTCAAACCGCCCACTACAAGCGCGCCGACGAGCTGAAAGTTGCAGACTTTGACGACACGGAAGACAAGGCGATCTTAATTCTTGGCAAAGAAGTCACGAACCAGATCATTTCCGCATCAGACAAGTCACCTGAACTGCTGTATTGGCTGGGTAAGAACCCCGGTGAAGCAGAAGTTATCGCAAACCTGATCCGTATCAATCCCGTGAAAGGCGTCTTGAAGATCGGAGCGCTTGAGGCTCGACTTAAATCTCGCCCGAAAGCCAAAACTGTAACCGCACCTAACCCTGACGAAGAACTACGGGGCGCTACACTGGGATCATCCAGTGCCAATGACCGTAAGCTAGACAAGCTGCGCACTGCAGCAGCATCTGGTGGTCAGAAGGAAATGTCAGCCCTTATGGAATTCAAGCGGGCACTACGTGCTAAATAACTCAACCCAAAGAAAGTAAATACCCCATGGCTAATGGTTTCGCTAAAGAAGAGATCGTATTTTTTGAGCAGGTGCTCGAAGGCTTCGATCCTAACAACATCACCGCGAAGAGCGTTTCTAAGTTCTCGCCTCCATCAACCGCGTTCGAACGTTCTGCTTTGACCGTTCACCGCCCTATCCCTTACCAGACTATCGGAACCGACGGACTGACACTTGTGGCCGATGACTTTGCTGATCGTACACAGCTGACGGTTCCTTCGAGCCTGAACGATAATACAGACATCAAAAACGTTCCCTTCAAAATGAACGCAATTGAACTGAATGACCCACAACAGCGTGATCGTATTGCTGCCGGTGCCATTCAACAGTTGTCGGCTGTTGCTGACTCTATCGTTGCTCGCGAAGTTGCGAACAAAGGTACGTTGTTCATCGAAGAGTCTACACCACTTACTAAGTATGCTCAGCTGGCAAAAGCCGAAGAAGCAATGTCTATCCGTGACGTTCCAATCATGGCTGCACGTACTTTGATCATGAACCCTAGCGACTATAATGGCGTTGCTGGTGATCTTGCTCAGCGTGATGCTGTTCCTGTTGGCGTTTCGTTGTCCGCATATGAGCGTTCGATGATTCCACGTGTTGCTACTTTTGACTCGTTCAAAGCTAACTTCATGCCTAGCATTAAAAAGACTCCTATTACTGGTAAGACTATGGGTGCCGCAGCTCAAAAGCACGTACCTGCATCTGTTGACGTAAACGGCAACAACCTTGACAACCGCAGCATGACCATCACCACAGCTGGTGCTGGTGGCGTTCCTGTCGTTGGTGATACCTTCACTATCGCTGGTGTTAATGCAGTTTCTGCAATCCACAAGAACGACACTGGTGTTCTACAGACGTTCCGTATTGTTGGCGCATCTACTGCAACATCTTGGGTTATCTCTCCCGCGATTGTTGTTTCTACTGTTGGTTCACAGCCTGAAATCGACTATGCTAACTGTTCAGCAATTCCTGGTGCCACTGCAGTAATTACCTTCCTCAACCGGGGAGCGATCACTGAGACAGCCCGCTCTAACATCTTCTTCATGAACGAAGCTGTTGAGTTGGTTCACGGTTCGCTTGCTACGATGGATCTTGACGGCGCTGGTGTTTCCACCATGCGGATGTCTACGGATTCGGGTATCGAACTCCTGTTCGCTAAGGGTTCCGATGTTAGCACGCTTTCCACCAACTACCGTCTCACCATGTGGATGAACGCTAACGTTCTCATCCCTGAGATGTGTGGTAACATCATCGGTAGCTAATTCGCTACAAGTGTTGTAAGATACGGGGGCGGGGCTTAGGCTTCGCCCCTATTTCATTTTGCAGGACATAATAATGGCAATCTCAGACTTCAAGCCAACGGTAATTATACCAGTAGCCACCGGTGCTCGAGGGCCAGTACCATTTGCGGTCACTCAAGAGAACCTACCTGTAACAATCACCTCTACCAGCATAGGTAGCGCCACCACAGAGGCCGGTCAGGTGATGTTCAGCGTGGATGGTGGGGTCACATACGAGAACCTTATACAGAACGGCGACGTTGTGGAGTTTAATAACCTTAGAAACTCAATCGTATTCAGTAACCCGATCCTGCTTGGACTGACTAAGGGCGTGACTGCAAATAACGTTGGCGTATTCGCCTTCTCAACCCAGAAGGTAGGCCTATAATGTCTAACATAACCACTCCGGTCGCTATCATAGAGCCGACCACGGCATTCGTTGCCACTGTATTCTACGCCATTGAGAAATCAATGCTTCCCGTAACCATCTTCGCCACCAACCTAACAGGGTTAGAATCAGTTCAGCTTAGGGTTAGCAACGACGGAGGAGTAACCTCGCCACGACTTAGAATGGGCGCAGGTGACATTGATCTAAATACGACCAACAACTCAATGACCGTTGACTACCCAATTCTACTAGGATTCACCAAGTCCGGAACGGTCTCCGCTGGTGGTGTATATATCATGTCAACTCAGACGGTGTAATCATGGCATTATCAGACTTTATTCCAACCGATATTGTTTCGCCAACCGTAGACAGGGTTGTTGATGTGATCTTTTCCATAACACAGGAAATGTTACCGGTCACGATAATGGCATCCGGCCTTGACGGACTGACCAACACGATCAGACTTAGGACCAGTGTCGATGGTGGAGTGACGTTTTATAACATCACCAACCCAGCTGGTGCGTCTACTGGATTTCTGGACTTAAACGCTACAAATAAGGCGTTTAACTTCAACACGCCAGCCGTTATAGTGGTTACGAAGCCGGTCACCACTACACCCGTCGGAATACACATAATGACAACGCAAACCACGTAATAGGATAACATCATGTCAACCGGAACATCTATAATCATCGATGCGCTCAAGGAAATTGGTGTTTCGTCTGTGGTTTCGCCACCCGCACCCGAGTCTATCGAGGATGGACGGCGCAAGCTGAACTCAATGCTGGCAATGTGGTTTGCAAGAAACATTGATATAGGAATCAAGCCACTTGGCGTTGCCGGAGATAACCTTGATGAGCCAGATAGCGTCCGCAACGGAATTGTAACAAACCTCGCACTTGAACTGGCACCGCTATTTAGTAACGGCAAGCAGATTGTATCGCAGCAACTTAAGTCAACCTCTGCCCGTGAGTTCATGTCCATCAAGTCCCTGTATTCAGAGTTGAAGATACCTGGTAAGGTTCTATCGTCAACAACGCCAATTGGTGCTGGAAACCAGATATGGGCGGACGATGGATCAAACACATTCTGGCGCAGAGGCGCTCCGGTTAAAAACTAAGGATAGATCAATGCCACAGATTCCATTCCCAGAGGGACTATCTGAAGTAGGTAACCTACCAAAGAGCCGTAAGTCACTATGTAACTGTTTCAATAACGGCGCCGGATCGATCATCTCTCGTCCGGGAATTGATTTCCTGTCCACCCTTCCCGGTGTTTCTAGGGGTCAGTTCGTTTGGAACAACTCCCTGTATGTAGTATCAAGCAGGCAGCTACTTAAGGTCACGGACACCATAACTGGCTCAACCGAGGTTATCGGCGCAATCAGTGGTAACTCTCTGGTAGAGACTGCGATAGGATTCAATACTGCGGTTATCGTGGTTCGCGGTGGTGACATCTTCACACTTGATAAGCTGGATAACATAGTTCAGGTTCCAAACTCACTTCCCGAAAACCTGCCATTCGTTCCGTGCGATGCGGTTACCCACATCAATGGTAGATTCGTTTATATCCCATCTGACGGATCACTTCCGGCATTCTTCTCTGATATTGGGAAGGGCGGAACTGCGCAGCCCGCGAGCTTCTTTGACGCTGAGGAACTACCGGACCAGAACACGACAACGTTCAACCTGCGCAACACGCTCTATATTGGGGGCACTGACAGCTTCGAGCTGTTCCGTGATACCGGTGCTAGCCCAGTTCCCTTCCAGCGCCTCACGGGCGGTCGTCTGGACTATGGTTACATTGGTGGTCTGGTGGCCTACTCCGACACATACGTATTCATCGGACGTGAGAAGGATCAGAACTTCGGAATATATGCCATCAATCAGGGTAAGGCAGATAAGATTTCAAACGAGGCTATCGACGCAATCCTTGCAACAGTTGACCTTGAGGAAATGTCGGATGCGATAACCAACAGAATCAAGTGGCGTGGTTACGACATTCTTACATTCAAGGTTGGCAACAACAGCTTTGGGCTATTCCAGGGAAATTGGTTCATGCTTTCGGTGATGGATGATGGACTTGAAACTCCGTGGCGTGGTGGATTTATCGACCAGTTCAACGGATCATACTATTCATCTTCTGCTAGCTCTTTCGGTTTGATTTCAGACTCCAACACAGAGTACGGAAAGCCTATACAACGATGCATAGATATCCCGTTCCAGAACCCAGAAAATGACTGGTTTGCCGCTCAATCAATAGAGATGTCAGTAAGTCAGGGATTTAACCAAGGAACTACCGGTCCGGGAACACCATCAACTGTTGTTGGACCTGAACTAATCATAAATGGTGATCTTACCGAAGTAACAACCACCCTTGGAAATGACTTAGTTAGGGATGGTGGATTTGCTGAATCAGATTTGGGTGCCAATATATTGAACAACCCTAACTTTGATGTAAGTGCAGGATGGGCTTACTTCGGAAATGCAGTACTTAACAATCAATCAGTACTGACAACGGATGGATCTTCCGCATCAAGGATTATTCAGTCCCCACCTATTGGCTCAACGTTAGGAACGACATACCAGATTGAATACACAGTTTCTGACTACATAGCTGGAGTCCTTAACTTCATTAAATTTTCTGGTGGATTTTCCACAGTGACCCTTCCGTCTACCAACGGAACCCATACAGTAGAGGTTACCACAACCGATAATACTGACACTTTTGAGTTTAATTTCGGAAGGACGTTTTCTGGTAGGATTGATAACGTATTCGCTCGACCAATTGTGTCATCAGCGTCCGAATGGACTGTTGGTGATGGTATTACAATTTCCGGTGGTTCCGCAAATGTTGATGGAACTCAGACTGCAGATACCACTTTATTCCAGAACCAGTCTGGCATCCCTCAAGTTTTGTACGAAGTTGGTTATGAGTTATCAGGAGTAACATCAGGACAACTTCGTACGATAGTTCTTAATGGAGGAACTAATAACAGCCCTCCAACGGATAATGGGTCACACACAGCGCGAGTTACTGCACTTGGTGGTTTCAACCTTGCGTTCAGATTCACACCCAGCTTCGTTGGAAGCCTTGATAACGTAGTATTGCGTTCCGTCACCATAACGGCGGACGACTGGACTCTTGGCGACGGTCTATCAGCGTCTAACGGTATGGTTGCGTGCGACGGTAGTCAGACTGCAGTAACATCAATGTCACAAACATCAAATACATTCCCAGTGGGAACGACAAGAGTTACGTATGAACTATCTTCGGTCACGTCAGGTAGTATTTCTAGAATTGGTGTTGGCGGTGCCGCAAAGGTATCTCCAAACTCATCCGATGGAGTTCACGAATTCATAGCAACATCTACTGGAACAAATGAGTTCAGTATGGTTCTGTCTGCAGACTTTGTTGGAAACATTGATAACATTTCCGTGAAGCATGAGGATACGTTAATTACACCCGGTCCGGTAGAGGAGTCCACAATTGGATTGTCTCTGACCAGGAATAACGTTCTGTATGGTCCATTACTGTACCGAGACCTTGGGGGTTTGGGTGACTACACCAACCACCTTGAGTGGAACTATCCTGGCGGACTGGGGTCGTATGATGGGTTCATGGGTGTTAGAATTTACACCACTCAGAACGTAGAGTTTGACGCCAACGGACTTTTCGCGTACTTTAGGTCATAAGGAGAAACCAATGACTCAACTGGTAAACGTTCCGGAACATGGTGAGGCGATCACCCAAAACGACATCGCCTCACCGAGTATGCAGCTATTCCTAGATGAACTGCTGCTGAAAATAAACGGATCACTACTTGGACCGGCAATACTTCACGTAAGCTACACGGTATCATCCGTTCCCCTGGCCTCTAGCTGGACTGGTGGATTGATATACGTTACTGACGCTGAGGGCGGTCCAGTCCTTGCGTTCTCCGACGGATCAAATTGGCTTAGGGCCTCAGACCTGTCACCGATCAACTCACCCCCAACCGGCGGCGGGGGTCCAGCTGGTCCCACAGGTCCGGCGGGTGCTGACGGCACTAACGGAACTAACGGCACAGACGGTGCTGACGGCACTAACGGAACTAACGGCACAGACGGTGCTGACGGTGCTGAGGGACCAGCGGGTCCAGATGGTCCAACGGGCCCAGCGGGTCCGGCTGGCGGCGGCGGCAATCCCGCTCAAACATTGGCATTCACGGGCGCGCTGTCCTCCACCACACAGAACACAAATGCTGTATTAACCAACTTCGCGTGGAATGATTCCGTCTCCTCTCCACTTATCACGCACACCGATGGTGACAGCACCATTGAGTTCGTTTCTGGTGGCGAGTATGATCTATACTTCAATATACAGGTAACCGACGGAACAACATCCACCACCTCCATATTTGCGGTATACGTCAATCACTCAGACTCGGATGACGCTGAGATATTTGAATACGCATTGGCGACATCTGGCGTGGTCGTATCGGGCGCCAACTTCAACGACGCAACTCTGGCTGGTGGCTACTTTAATATTGTTGTGTCAGGTGGCGATAAGATAGTAGTTAGGTCAAGGCGACTTGATTCAGCCAGTTCCGGCCAGTCAAATCCGGCTGATCAATCGCTTAGCTACCTCAGAATAATGCACAAGACATACTAGGAGGCCAAAATGATCGAGAGAACGCAGGACTATCGCATAGTTAAGCGCATAACCAACGAGAACCCAATGGAGGGGACCACAGAGTGGGACTTGACAATATCGGATAAGGTTTTCTACCTTCTTGAGGTTGTTGACGGTAATGCTCTTGGTGTTTGGGCCTTTGAGCCAGCACCAGACGGATCTTATGAGATGCACGCAGCCATGGGTAAAGATTGTCGTGGTGCCAAGGCTGTACAGAGCGGACTAAATGCTATAAGTTGGCTCTATGAAAACACAAAATGTAATGATATAGTGGCCCCAGTTCCGGTTCACCTGAAGCACGCTCAGAGAATACCCCGTTGCGCAGGTCTTGTGTACCGAGGTATAGATGAGGGACGAAAGATTTACACGATGGATAGAAACCTTTTCAAAGAAATACAAGGATCGAAGTAATGGGCAGCAAGAAAAGTGCAGGACGACGCGCAGGTGAGGCGGCAAACCTTAAGATTGACGAGGGCCTAGACTTCATCAAGGAGCAGTTTGGCGAAACCAAAGAGTCATTCCAGCCGTTTATCGATGCAGGATTGCAGGGCCTTGAAGGCGTTCAGCAGGGATCAACCATTGGTGGATTCGGCGATCGCCTGGATGAGATTTTCAACTCGGGAGCACTGGACGGTCTTATTGATCAGCGCACCCGTGGCGCCCAGAGTCAACTAGCGGCCGGTGGCCTCACTCGTTCAGGTACTGGCGTTCAAGAGATCGCAGGAATCCCACAGGAACTAGCTTTCGCCCTTGAGCAGCAACTTACCGGACGTCAGAGCGGACTGGCCAACCAAGGATTCGGTGCCATATCTAACATCGGTAACTTGGGCGCAGGTCAAGCTGGTGCGATTGGCGGATTGCTTGGTCAACAGGGTCAGAACACATCTAGCGGCATCATCACCGACGCTCAGTCAAGTGCGGCATTTGGGGGCCAGATTCTGGGTCTTGGAAGCAAACTTGCATTCTCCGATCCTCGCCTGAAGAAGAACGTGGAGCGCATTGCCGATCTCGGAAATCTTGGCGTATACCAGTGGGACTGGATTGACGGCGCCAAGGGAACGAGCATTGAGGGTCAACCAACTATTGGCTTCATGGCTGACGAGGTTGGTGAAAAGTATCCTGAATATGTTGGTGAGGTGGCTACGTGGAAGGCTATCAATTACGGACCACTCGTTGAGTTGCTTCGTGAGAAATATAAGGTCGAAGAAGGAACTGAATAATGGCAACCCTACAAAACGTCAACGGCGCAAGCCTATCGCTTGACCTTAGTGGACTCACTAACGAAATAGGTGCCATGCAGGAGCGTAATCGTGTTGAGGAGGCAACTCAGCGTGATATAGACCTGACCCGTACCGCTAGCGGTCTGGCTCCCGCATCGCCCTCAGCGAAGCAGGACAAGGCATTTGGCTTCCTAGGTAAGCTAGATCAGGGACTTAGTGAAATCATCTCTGGACTTAACGGTAGTCGTAACCCTGAGCAGATTGACCAGACTCGGGCAGCCGCTCAATCTGGCGTCGATGTTGGCCGTGAGATACTTGCCGCAAAAACACAGAAAGACAAACAGGCTATCGCCCTACGCCAAGCCCGTAAGGTGCAGGCTGATGGTGGTGACTTTGAGGAACTGGCCCGTAAGTCTGGCGGTACATCCTCAGAGCTTGACCTGCTTGCACAAAAGGCCCTCATGACCGGTGAGGCTGCACTGACAGCCCTACCAGCCCCCACTAGTGCTGAGCGTGAGAGCGCACTCGCTGAGCTTTCGGTTCGTAACGCAAAGGCCGCCAACTTCGTGATGAAGCAGCAGGCAATTGCCCGTCAGGAAGAGCAACGCCAGCAGGCAATGGCTCAGCGATCACAGGAGGCCGCTAGCGCTGCAGCCGGTGAGAAGGCATTCTTTGAGCAACGCGCATCCATACTTGGTGCCAATGACGCTCAGGCTGCAACACCTATTGCTCCCGAATCTGCTGGTCAACCAGTGGATCGTATTGAGGCAACCAGAACTCTTCCACAGACTGGTATTGAAAACACCCGTGGCGACCTGACTGCTGCAATCGACGCACGAAGCGGTGCTACTTCACAGGTAGAGTTTGACAACGCTGACAGCATTGTTAAAGAGCTACAGGGAACCCTCAAGGATCAGCAGGGCGTTGCTGCATCAGCTTCCGTCACCCCTATGGCCAGTGCGTTCAATGATATTGATTCCGATCTGGATTCTGGGCTCATCACCAAAGAGGAGGCTGACTCCGCCAAGTCTAATCTGATTTCTAAAACTACAGGTCCTAGCAATGCCCAAGGTGGTCCGCTACAGACTCGCGCTACCACACCCTATTCAGACGGAACAATAGTTGCCGTTACTGATGCGGGTCGTATCGTTTACAATCCAGCCGGTGAGGTTGTTACCGGAGAGGCGTCTGCACAGGTAATAAGGGATGCTAATGCGTTCGAAGCAGAACAGCAGCGTCTAATCAACTCCAGTCGTGAGCAAGGGAAGCGTGAGTCGCAGGCGGAGTTTGGCGGGGACGCTACCGCCGCCCTGACGTCCGGTAAGGCCCGTATCTCAGCAGCGGCTGAAGCGTACAAGGGTAGCAAGGGTCTAGGTGAGAGTATAGTAAGCATAGATAGAGCGATCACTGCAATCGACGCAGGCGGTTCGGTTGGCGCCATACAGCGATACTTGCCAAGTATCACAACGGCTTCCGCAGAACTAACCAATGCAATGGACAGAATGGGTCTTGATGTCGTTGGTTCCGTAACATTCGGAGCCCTCTCAAGGGGGGAGCTTTTACTGGCCATGAAGACCGCAGCGCCGCGTAACTTGGATGAGAATCAGTTGCGTGATTGGCTTGTAACTAAGCGTGACGCAATGTTTAAGGCACAGTCCATGCTGGATGATGCTGCGGAATACCTAGGTGCTCCAGGTAATAGCCTTAGTAGCTGGTATGTCAAAAACGGGGAAGCAAACGCGGCTCGTCGCGAAGCCAGTGGAGGTGCACCAACTGATGGTCAGTCTAGTGATATAACAAATATCGCTATAGAGGCTGGTGTATCGGATGATCTATGGTCGAACATGACAGAGTATGAAAGATCGGCATTCCGTTAATACCCCGGAGAAGCAGAAATCAACAAAGGAACGATACATTGGCACTAACTAAAAAACAACAGGCGGCCATAGATAGCGCCATCAAGCGTCAGGCTAATGCGGCATCCAGCGCGGGTGTGGACGCGGTAAATGCGGATGTACCTGAAGTTGACTCAGTACCGGCCAGGGAACCGGCCATCGACAGCAAGGCTGAGCTTAGAAATGCAGCTATTAAGAGCGCACAGGCGCGTCTGGCACAGGCACAACCGGCCAGGGAACCGGCCACCGAGACGGATAGTGGAGTTTTCGGTCGCATAGCCGAAGACCTTACTGCTCGCGGGCAGACCATATCAGACGCTGCATCAACACCAAATACTGGCTTCGTTAATTCGCTCGGCAAGGGCGCAGATATTGTTGGATCGGTCGCTGGTGGACTGCTTGATGTTGGTGGTGAACTGGCATCATCCGGATTTAAACTTCTCGGAAAGGGTGTCAGCGCAGTAACTCCTGACTTTGCTGAGGATTTCGTTATCGATGCGGTGAAAGAAACCTCCGCCTCGATCGTGGGCGCTGATATAGCACAGGCAGGTCTTGAGGCTGCCGGACGTGGAGTTGAGGCCTATAATGAGTGGGAGTCAAACCACCCCGATGCAGCGAAGATCGTAAACGGACTAGCTAACGTTGCACTGGTCGCAGCTCCCGTAAAGTCTCGCCCGGCACCAACCGGACCTGGCTTCGTGGGTAAAAAGATAGACAAAGTTACAGGAAAACTTGATCAGATTAGGGAAGACTTCATTGGCGACCTTACCGGACCAGTAAAGACAAGGGTTGTTCGTGAGTCTGAGGCCCTTCGAAGTGTTGAGGGAGGTTTGCTTGGGCGTCGCACTGTAACCAAGACACCAAAAGAAGCAGAGATCGCCAAGTCAGTATCAGAGCTTCCGGGAGTTAAGGATACAAATTCGTCAATCGCAAACCTAAACGTGATCAAGGATGGCATTGAATCAAAGGCTAAGTCTCTGGAGTCAAGCCTTGCAGGTTCAGAAGTAACCATCCCTAGGATTAAGACTAGGACTGCACTTGATGGAGTAATCGAGAATCTAAAACTTAACCCACTGCTTGTTGGCGACGCAGCCAAGAGCGCAGAAAGGGTTGTGGCCAACGCAAGGGCGATCATCAAGTCCAACCCGGCAACTCCAGCAGGATTGCTAAAGTCGCGAAAAGAGCTTGACGCACTTATCGACAGCCAAAAGCCAAAAATATTCAACCCAGCAACTGACAGCGCCCTTTCGATAGCTGTTCGCGAGACTCGTCAGAGCATCAATGACATAATAGCTGAATCGGTGCCCTCGGCATCAGTCAAGGAGTCACTGAGGTCTCAGTCGAACCTGTACGGCGCCCTAGATAACGTTGCCGCAAAGGCCGCAGTAGAGTCTGACCTTGCTGTGGGTAGGACATTTGATAGGCTGGCGGGCACCATTGGACTTAAGAGCCTTGTTAGCGCCAGAACAACACTGGCGACCGCCGGTATAACCGCTACACTCGCCACAGGCATCGCCGCAGGACTCCCAGTTGCTGGAATCGCACTGGCTGCCGGTGGAGGTCTAGCACTGACTGCGGCCGCACGATCTAAGGCTGCTAAAAAGGGCTACAGACAGCTACTTCGGTTAACCGAGACGGCAATCAAGAAGACTGGCACACCCAAAGAGGTGGTGAAACAGCTTCGTGGTGATAGGGCACTGCTAATTGAGATGGTTAAGAACTCAGATGCCCTGTCGTCGATACCCAGACCCGATGATCAGGCTGAGTAATTAATGTACTAACCAGAATATTCTGATAGTATACCTAAAATAAAGTAAGGAAATGACTAATGGCCGCTATTCTAAACGAAGGAACCCAGTACGTTGACGGGGGCGGCAAGCCGCTAACCGGAGGTAGTGTCTACGTAGGTGCGCCAAACGCTGATCCTGTTGCCAACCCTAAGTCAATATTCTCTGATAGGGAGCTATCAGTACCTCTTGCCAACCCACAGCTTATCAACGCAAATGGTCGTACAGTAAATAAGATTTGGGTTGATGGAGGTTACTCAATACAGGTAAACGACATTAACTCAGCGCAGGTATTTCAGGATCTTGACTCTGGAACGGCCGCTGTATCATTTGACGCAGTGGCTCTGACGGCAATTGTCGGCGGCAATGCAATAACGGCATCGGCAACACCAACCATAACGTCATACGTGGACAAGGGCCTTTATATCTTCACGGCGGCTCAGGCCAACACAGGTCCAGTAACCCTGAACGTTGATAATGTCGGGTCCAAGGCGGTCCTTGCGAACTCCAACACACCGCTTGGTGCTGGAGAGTTCAACGAAGACGACAATATCACGGCAATGTACAACTCCTCTAATGACGTATTCACCCTGGTATCACAAAAGCGTGGTCTTGATTTTGACCTAACACCAACGCTTTCCGGAACCCTGGAAGCCAACGGCAACCAGATCAGGGAGTCAAAGGGTAGTAACTTGACTGCAGCGTCTACGCTTTCAATTCCATCAAGCGGAAACATGTTTGACGTGGTTGGATCGACAACCATAAACAACCTGTCTAACGTTGGCGTTGGAACTACCATAACCCTACGCTTCACGTCAGCAACCATACTTACTGACTCGGCAACCCTGAATGTGCAAGGCGAGCAAGATTACGCAGCCTCCATTGGTGACATTGCGGTAGCAACACAGATAGATTCGGGCCCAGCTGTGTGGACTGTGTCAATATTCACAATAAAGGGATCACCAGTCGTCTCACCGGACACATCTGAACGTCAGGAATTCACGGCGAGCGGTACATGGACAAAGCCAGCGTTGGCGTCCGCATCCAGCATGATTCTAGTTCAGGCATGGGGCGGTGGAGGCGGCGGATCGGATGCCGGAGCTACCGGAGGCGGTGGGGGTGGTGCCTACTCTGAGTATTGGTTTGCTTCATCGGCAGTGTCGGCTACGGAATCAGTAGTTGTTGGACCTGCAAGCGCTATTTTGATTGACGGCACCGACTCAACCTTCGGATCACACCTGACGGCATTTGGTGGATCGGGATCGCAGACCAACGATGGTGGCGGTGGCGGTGGTGAGCTTGACAAAACTGGAACCAGAGATGGCGGCGACATCGGCGGCGGTGACGGGTCAACCGGAGGTCCGGCTGAGAACGCTAAAACCATTTGGGGCGGCGGCGGCGGCGGCGATGCTAGCGCAGACGGGCATGGAGGAAGTGCTGTATTTGGTGGGGGCGGTGGCTCCGGAAACAATTCTGCGGCACGTGCGGGTCTAAGCCTGAACGGCGGCAATGGTGGAACTGTTGGAGTCGGTGGGTCGACACCCGGCGGAGGTGGAGGGGCTCAGGGCGGCACCGGAGGGCTGGGGCAAGTCATAGTTACCACATTCATCTAAGAGTAAGGCCGCTGGATTTAACCCCAGCGGCCCTTTTCTTACTCAAGTAGCTCAAGTGTGATATTCATGTCCCCAAATGAGTTTGCAGACCCAGATAAAACCAAGTATATAAAATCACCCTGAACATATGTGTTGTCAGATGTCCTGGCAATGGTCGTATACAACTGATTGATGGTGTGGTTGCCCTGTCCAACGTCTGTGCTACCAATTACAAGCCTACCGGTTGCGTTGCCGACATTTGATCTAATGGTTGAGTTTACCAGAGTTCCCGGACCAGACATTCGTAGCGAAATCTGGTAGTTTCCGTTAGGAAGTGCGCCTTGGTACCTCATGTCTATAGAGCGGTGCCTGTGGTTTAACTCGAACTGGCTGGTAGTTCCGTTCCATGAATAACCCTGACCTTCAATCGGAGTTCCCGCGATAATCGCATTGCCCCGTAGTGCAACCACGTCTGGATTGGGATAGTTACCAGAGAGATCGCCACCGGCTGAACCAGTGGCACCTCCGTCCACGTACCATGACCTATATTCATTAGCTCCGGTTAGGGCTATGTAAAGACTCCTGGATGCAGGTATCGTCGATGGGCCGGTAAGGGTATAACCCGGATACACGTTTAATGTTACAATGCCAGCCCCATCATTTCTGAAGGTTACACCCCAATGGTCAACCATTCCAACCTCTGTACTCCTTGGTGCCGTCTTAGCTGAATTCCCTGCGGCTGTTGTATAAAGGTTGTGTCCGTTGTTTTCTGGTCGAATCTGATCCAGAGTTATATCAGTTGCGTTTCCGTCCTGATAACTAAGTTCAAACTGAGTATTGTCTTCGTCGTACCTATAGAACTGTTTATCCAGCGCCGTACCGGATTCCACTAGGTTGTCTTGAATATTTGTTATAGTGGCTGTTAGATCACCAGTTACGGTAAGATTGCCTGATGCAGAGACATCCCCCGTAAGTGTGGATGCCCCAGTTACTTCAAGAGTTCCACCGATTACTCCGGTGGCAGTGATGTCACCCGTTACGCCCATATTTCCAGTGAAGGTGCTGACACCGGTAACATCAATGGCGCCACCAAGAACTGTAGTGCCGTCGACACCTAGGTTACCAGCCAAAGCGGCATCGGTCGCAGTAACGTCACCTGTAACGGTAATGTCTCCACCCACACTAAGGTTGTTGTTCATAACCTGATTACCCGAGAAGGTGTTCAACCCACGGGTAGCCATTTCAATATCGGTCCTGACTCCTGAAACGTATTGAAGCCATGGGGTTGTTACGTCACCACCAAGGCTGACGCTGTCAGACTTAACCTCAAGTCGGAACACTGTACTGGCAGGAAGTCGAAATGGTGTTACCCCTTGATTGAACTGTGTGGCCGTATCCGTAGCATCAGAGTTGAAGACGATCCTATTCTCAGCGTCTGGTCCGAAGTTCATTCCGGGAAGAGAGTCGTCGTCCCATGACGCCTTGCTTGGGGCATACCGAATAGCAATACCGGTTGCGTTATCAACGATCCGAACCTTTGTGTTCTGGTTCAGCCCTGCGCCGCGAGCATACAGGTCAATGCGAAGAACCATATAATCGGTAGCCGGAGAGGTGAATTCGGTTACTGATGGATTGGCTGTGATCGTATCAGACTGTACCGTACCAAAGTCATGTGCCGCCACTGATGTTATATTGGTGTAGGTAGG